TGGATGCCCGATCCATTGGGGTTGAGGTATAAGCGAGCAAACTTCCAGCATACTATGAAAGCAAACGAAGGTTCTGCTAGAACTGATAATGCTGGTGATAGTAGACCAAGAGATTTCCCAGATCAAGCAACAAATAGACTTGAGAGAACATTATGAAGATGTGGGAGACAAAATGCTCTAGGTGTGGTAAAATGGTTCCAGCGAATCAGTGTCCTCAACTTGGATGCTATGTCCCTACCGAGAGCAAATACGAAAACTCTTTATGTAAACCATGCTGGATAAAATCTAAAAATGAAGTTCAAAGCATTAGTATTCATCCGTCTGAGATCACAGGTTGATGACTCACCAGGCAACGCCGTGAGAGACGCCTGTAAGCGATTGTCCGAGTTAGACATCAAGAAACTGAGACTTGGTAAGGTAATTGATGTTTGGTTAGAAGCAGAGAGCAGAGAGTATGCTGAGAAGGAACTCGAAATGCTATCTGATAGATTCCTTGCCAACACAGTCATGGAAGACTGGGACTACGAACTGACCGAAATTGAAAACTTTCCTAAAGGTATTGACAATGGATGATTTTAACACACCAGGATCTAATAAATCTTGGATGGATGAGGGTTTCAAGAAATTTATAGTTGAGCATCAACTAGGTAATGTTGTAAATATATTAGATGCTGACATCAAACGTTGTCGTGTTTATAACAGCGACAATCGAGATGAAGTATACAATCAAATCACTATTACTTACAAAGAAGACACATGCAAGCAGTAATCTACTCGAATGGCAGTCAAGAATGTGAGAGAATGGTATCTCTCCTAAAATCCCTAGGAGGTGATTTTCATGAGTATAAACTCAATAATCACTTTACTCAAAGATCGTTTGAAGCAGAATTTGGTGAAAATGCTACATATCCCCAAGTATCTTTAGGATATAAGCATATTGGAAATATGCATGATACGCTTCACTTCCTTCAAGAGCAAGGAATGTTAGTATCTAGTTAATAACCACCACTACTGCTGCTGCTAGATCCGCTACTTGTCTGTCCAGATGAAGATCCTGCACTGCCATATTGATTGGTAACTACCTCCGTAGAGACACCTGCAGATTCAGTAACTGCACTGGCGCTACTACTAGTTGTTGCAACTGTAGATCCATCTGCCAATACATCACCTTGCTCAATAGATGCACCAGCAAGAGTAACAGTCCTAGACGTAAACTCTTGCTCGGTAGCAAAGTCGATAGAAGAAATTTGACCCACCAGTGATTGATATGTAGGTTTGACTGGTATAAACTCTTCTCTAACAGTATTTGGAGATCTCTTAGCAGCACTATCAGGAGAGTTTTCGACAGAAGGTAGATAACTCACTAATTCTTCAAATTCTTCAATAAATTGAGAAACAAATTCTGGTCGCAAGAGATAGATATTTCTCTTGTAGTTATTAATTTCACTTTCATAGTCATAATTACTTATTGGACGCACTAATTCAGATTTAGGAACTAGTGTGCCAGTTGAAGTACGATATGTGAAGTCTTCAGGTACTTGAATACCACCTTTAAGAATAATTCTACCATTAGGTCCAGGAGTTTTTACTTCTTGAGTGACCCAATGATGTATACTATCTACAAGAGATGTTCCATATTTTCTGACCATGTAATTATACATTTCATGCTCAGTCATAGGCCACTCATCATAGATATTGATGATATTATTGGTGAGTAGTATGACCCAATCATATTCCATCTGACCATAGACATCGTATGCTATTTGATCAGGTCTTTCATTATTTTGGATGGTATATTGAGAGAATCCCAAAATAATATCATCCAAATCCTCACGAATTTTTATTCGTCTGAAGATATTTTTCGCTAAAACGTAGGGATCTACGTTATTATTGCGATAACTTGATGACCTGACAAATACATCAGGTAAGTAGGAGAAGAATTGTGACATTATACGTTTGGATAATCTTCGCGGGTGAGGTATTTTGTTTCTTGGAATGATAAGGTCATATTGTAAGAAACTGGACCGTAATCTACCGTCTGATCAGCTCCAGGAATACGTGTCTGTAGCGATGAGTAGTTTCCATCAGGAGATAGATCTACACTCATATTAGTCATAACCATTTTATTAGGGAATCTCATCAACGTTGCTAAAACGCCCTTTTTATCACCAGGTGCGGTAAGAATTTCGTCACCACCTTTACTTTGATATCTCATAATTTCCATTTGGAAACTATAAGGTAGAGTCAACCAGTTCTCACCATCTTTACCAGGAAGCATTGATTGTCTAAAGGTATTGATAATTTTAACAATAGTTTGCACATCAGTGGCATCTTTTGGTGCCATTTTAAAACTAAAAGTATGATCTCTAAATGTTGTTCCTTGGAAAATTGTTTCTTCGTAGGGGTTAAAAACTTTCTTTTGAGTTAGAGCAGAAAGATTATCTCTAGAAAGACTACCACTACCCCCAGTTTTTTGGACAACTTGGTTAATAATACCTGCACCCATAGAGTATCCTAGAGCAGGTTTTGCTGCAGAAGCAAACTGCTTCACATTGGCAGCGAAACTGTCCCCAATACCACCAGCATCAATTGCCCCCTTCGCCGCGTTGACAGCAGCATTACCAACTGCACCTAATTCAACACCATTATACTTTGCAGTATATGTTTCACTCAATTTGGATGGTAAGTATAAATATAGTGTATGCTCGATTGTATCATCGATAGGATCGAGGATATTAAACTTAAGGTAATCGATTACCTCTGTAGGATACGCTGCGCTCTCAGAGATGGCGGATCTACTATTCGTTGAATTAGCCCCATATGGTTTAGACCTAGGGTATATAAGAAGAGTCATGAGTTATTCTGGAAAATTCCGACCATCAAATAGAAATAAGTATAAGGGTGATCCTACAAATATTATTTATAGGTCTTTGTGGGAAAGAAAGTTTATGGTTTGGTGCGACAAGAATGAGAATATTCTAGAATGGGGAAGTGAAACTATTGTTATTCCATATGTGAGTCCTGTGGACAATCGTTTTCATCGATATTTCCCAGATTTCTATATCAAAGCACGTACTAGAACTGGAAAAACTCTGAAATATATCGTAGAGATAAAACCAAAAGCACAATGTGCTCCACCAAAAGCACAGAAAAAAGTTACGAAACGATATTTGACAGAGATTAAAACTTATGCTGTAAATGATGCAAAGTGGAAAGCGGCAAAAGAATATTGTGCTGATCGTAAAATGCAATTTATGATACTCACAGAAAAGGAACTAAAGGTATGAGCGTCTTTACTGATGTTAAAGATTTAGCATCTGGCAAAAAGCAATCTAAAGATTGGTATAGAGAGCAATTGATGTATGGACTGGAAGACTATTCTGGTGGATTTGAAGTTGGTGATATTATTCTATTCAATTATTCTGCATCAACTGAGAAACTACCTTTCTATGATAAGTATCCTATGGTATTGATTACGGATACAGATACTGTTAATGCACAATTCTCAGGTGGAAATATACATTATTTGAGACCTTCTGTAAGGAAATCTATTTGTCAAAGTTGGTCTAGTGGAAGCAACGCATTTCCTCAGCGTTGTTACCATAAATATTTCATGTCAAACGCACGTCAAATTAAAACAGTAAGTCGTGTAGATCTCAATAATATGACCCCACTTCCAATTGAGCAATTTACCATGTCAAGGGTAGGAAGGATGATTGATGTCCCTAGTAGCTTTATCTGGAGCAGACTCTAATGTCATTTCGTATGGATAACGGGTTTACCCGTTTTATGAATCTGGTTACATCTGGAGAGTTAGAGCCCTCTAGATCTAATCTTTATGGTGTTGAAATTGGTTTGCCAGGAATTGTAGCAGCAGATCCTGATATTTCTGGTAATATTAGAAAACACTATGATGCAATTAATGCTCTTGCGGATGATGTAACTATTCCTGGTAGAAGAATTACTACAGGGCAGATAAGAAGTGTTGGTGCAATGCGTCGATTTGCCACTGATACATCATTTTCAGAGATGACGATCTCATTTCTTCTTCCTAAGAGTCTATATCATCGTCAGTTATTTGAAAAATGGATGAATCTTACAGCATCTGATGCTGAAAACAGAGTTACATTCTACAGTGAATATACCAGCAATATCACTATAAAGAAATGGGAATTGGGATCCCCTGTTGTATATGAGGGTAGAAACACATCTGGTCAGAAGACCAGATCTAGATTGAATCGTGTTACTGGTGCATGGATGTTATATGGGGCATTTCCATTTGATATGTCTGCTATCACATTGAATAATGGACCTACATCATTAATTAAATTGGATATCTCATTTTATTATGAAAGATACCGATTTGATACTGTGGGTGATGGTGTCATGCCATTCACAAATACTGGTAATGATAAAGTAATCAATACTTTCGATTTTGCTGCAACTACACTTGGATATTCACAAGAGCAAGTAGATGTTGCTCAGTTTGGCATCTAAATACTTACAATAATCATGGTGTATTATGCCTTTACCAAAGCTTGCAATTCCTGAATACGAATTGACTCTGCCTCTTTCGGATACAAAAGTTGCTTATCGTCCTTTTCTTGTAAAAGAAGAGAAACTTCTCTATCTCGCGATGGAGTCACAAAACGATAAAGAAATGATCAAGGCAGTTAAAACTATTGTCAAAAACTGCACAAATCTAAAGAATAAAGTTGAAGATCTCTCTACATTTGAGATCGAGTACATCTTTCTAAAAATTAGAGGTAAAGCAGTTGGTGAGGTCAGTGAATTTAAAGTCACTTGTCCAGATGATGATGAAACTCAAGTAACTGTACAAATCCCCCTTGATCAGATTGAGGTAGTTGTGCCTGAAGGGCACACAACTAAAATCAAACTAGATGATACAGTTGGGGTGATCATGAAATATCCTTCCTTGGAAGTATTTGTCAATCAAAATATGTCTGATAATCCTGGGATTGATGATGTATTCGCACTTGCTGCTGGATGCATCTCTCAAGTATATGATGATGAGGAAATTTATGACAGTTTCACGAAACAGGAAGCACTTGACTTTTTGGAGAATCTAAACTCTGATCAATTTGTCAAGATTCAAAAGTTCTTTGAAACTATGCCTAAGTTGTCCTACACACTTGAAATTCAAAATCCTAAAACTAAAAAGAAGTCTGATATCGTCCTAGAGGGTCTCGCAAGTTTTTTCGAGTAGCCCTAATGCATGATAGTCTTGAAAATTACTACAAGACCAATTTTGCATTGATGCAACATCATAAGTATTCTCTCTCTGAGTTGGAGAATATGATGCCGTGGGAAAGAGATGTATATGTGAATCTCCTATTAGCATACATTGCTGAAGAGGAAAGACGGCAATCCCAAGAGAAAAATCGTATGTCTCTCTAATGTCTACTATCCGTAGTTTCGTAAAAATTAAACCTTTTGGTGCCAAGACAAACATTGGCACTAATTTTAACGGAATTCGTAAAGGCGTCAATCGTCTTGGCACGACATTGTACGGTGTTGGGACCAATTTAGAGCAAAGTAGAAAACTTATTGAGTTTGAAAGAGAATTCCTTAGGGATCAATATGGGCGGAAGATAAAAGTAATTGAGGATGAGGAGAAAAGAAAAGAAACATTTGCCGATAAACTAAAGAAATTTCAAACGAAACTATTTGGGAAAAAGAAAAGAAATAAAGCAGAAAACGATGCTGAAGCAGGCATTAAGGATGCAAAGAAAGACGAGAAGAAAAGATTAGATACGATTAAGAAACCAATCCAGGGATTTTTTCGTGCAATTGGAGGTATCCTAGGGACGATTGTCAAATATTTTATTATATTTGGTGTTTTGGACTTCATGGAGAAGAATCCAGATCAGGTAGTAAAACTATTCAAATTAATGTTTGCTATTGGCAAGTTTGCCAAAAACATTGCTTTCTTTGGTATTGGCACAGTGATGAATGGACTCACCAATCTATTTGGTGATCATAGTGCAAACGGCATTAATGAAAATATTGTTGCAAGAGGTTTTAGATTTCTTTTTGGAGCACTTCAATTATTTGGTGGCATTGCTGCATTAAAATTAGCATCATATGTCATAATGCCATGGAAGTTGATGCAGGACATCAACTTTGTTAGAGGTATTTTTGATAAAAATGCATTGATGGAAGTAGAGGGAGAAGTCTCTGCTGAAAGAAGAAGTACTGGATATAGAGATAAGAAGACGGGCGTCATCTACACTAAAGAAGAAGTAGAGCAGATGCGAAAGTCTGCTAGACGACAAGATGCAAAGAGAGCGAAAGGTGCAGGCAAAGGATATCAATCCAGTCTATATCAGGATGAGCTTGATGGGAGATTGCAGGGTCAGTATAATGGTAAGAAAGGTCCCCTAAGAAAGCTCCAGCAGAGAGGAAGAATTGCTGGTAAAAAGTTTACTAAAGGAGTCGGACGATTTGCTAAGGCAAATCCTGGTAAAGTTGCTGGTGGTTTTGCTGTTTTAGGTGGTGTTACTCGTATTGCTGGTGGTCTTGCTAGTGGAGAATCTACAGGTACTGCAGTAGGGGCAGGTGTTGGACAAGCAGTAGGTGGTATTGCTGGTGCTGCAGCGTTAACTGCAGTTGCACCCTTCTTAGGACCATTAGCACCGATCCTAGGTAATATGATTGGTGGATTCCTAGGAGAATGGGTAGGTAAAACTATTGGTCCTATCTTAGAGCCTATCTTTGGACCTATTGGTAGATACTTTAAGATGCTAACTACAGTCGTAGGTGGTGTTTTTGGAGAAGTATTTCAACCTTTCAAGGAGTTATTTGGAGCATTATTTGAGTTTGTTGGGGCATTTGTTGGTATCCTCTTTGATGTTGTTGGAATCTTAAAGGACTTTATTGATTTCGTATTGAAAGGAGTCTTTGATGTCATAGGTAAGACAGTCCAAATGGTCATTAGTGCTGCCAAGCGCCTAATGGATCCTAAGAGTGTTGCAGCTGGATATGTTGACTTTCTTACATTTGGACTAACAGACCTTGATGGTATGGGTAGAGCAGCAGGTGGTCCTGTTCCTATGGCAATGGGTGGAAATGTGCCCCAATCCCTCAGAATTGAAAGAAAGCAAGACAAACTGCTTGAGTTGATGTCCGATAAAAGGAATGGTATTGCAGGTATCTTACAAAAGTTAGTCGTTTTCCTACAAGGACTAAAGGGAAAGAAAACTACCAGACCTGCTGAATCTGGCGGCAGGGGAGCAGCGGAGGGTGCAGGTAGCACTCCAGGATCTTCTAATAATGTTGCGCGTAGTAGTGGTCCGCCTAGTTTGGGATCTACGGATGTTCAGGCAAACACCCAAGCGATCCTAAAAGCAGCGGATGAAATGAATTATACTGGTGATAAGTCTGCTATACTTGCCATCGCTAAAGGTGAGTCTGGAATCAAGGGTATCCCTGAGCAACCTATCACTTCTGCACAAAGAGCATCTGAAGTTTGGCCTCCACCAGCAGGTTTTACTGTATCAGAGGCACAATCTCTCCTGGATAAAGGAGGGTGGAGAGCACTTTATAATGAAGCATATGGATGGTCTGGAAATAGTCTTGGTAATCGACCAGGGACTAATGACGGATCGGATTTCATCGGTCGTGGATTTATCCAGATTACAGGTAGACACAACTACAAAGACATCGGTGATAGAATCGGTGTTGATTTTATGAGCAATCCAGATGCACTTCTGGATAAGGATATTGCTGCAAAAGCAACGATTGCTTTCATGCAAAGAGGTGGAAGTCCAAAGGATATGGAATCAGCACTTCGTGCTGTTGGTGGTATTGAAGAAGGATGGCCTAAGAAGAGAAGATTCTATGCAGATTTCAATCAACTAGCATCTGAAGGAAAACTACAACTTGCTGCAGCGGGTGGTAAGATCATTGAAAATGTACCTTACTTAAACCAGAGAGCAAACAAGGCAGACAAATATGGTCGCCCTGGTGATACACAGTGCTATTCAACCACAATGGCAATGTGGGCATCGCAACTTCTCGGTAAGTCGATGTCATCTGAAGAATATAATAAGATTCGTAGTAAGTATGGTATTTCTACTCATCCAGAGCCTCAAAGAAAAGCACTTAAAGATCTAGGTATTGATTCTAATATACGGTTTGGTGGTAGTCATAGCGATTTAAGAAAAGAAGTTGATGCTGGATATCCTGTCCCAGTTGGATTCAAATACAAGAAATCGGGTCACTGGGGTATGGTCGTTGGTTACAAAAATAATGGATTTGTGGTTCATGATCCATATGGACAACTAAACAAAGGGGACGTTTGGAAGAAAACTAACAGTGCTGATAGTAAGACAAGTGGTCCTGGTAAGTATTATTTCATGAATAAGGAGATCTTCCAAAATCACTTACCAAGTGGAGATGTTTGGTGGTGGAAGGCACCTAGATCAATCAAACCATCTACACAAATTGGTGATGCTAAAAATATTACTGGAGATTCATCTACAACTGGAGAAGGAAACCAATCACAGACAGCACAGACAGAAACGTCGGAAACAACAACAGAAACGCAACCACAAACTTTAGAGCAAAGTCTTGATTCTTTAATATCTCTATTTGAAGTTGGTTTCAGAGATGCATTCAGCAAAGGACTTGGATTATCTAATAATGATGAAAGACTACAAAAATCTTCTATTGGTAATAGCACATTTCGTGGAGAGGCTGCTGAATCTGCAATTAGAGCAAGAACTTTAATCGATAAGGCAAATATTGGAGATGATGTTAGTAAGAAGTGGGGTGCAGTGCAAACTAGATCTAAAGTGCGTGCTCAGAAACAAATAGACGATGAAATGGATTCAGCAGCACCAGTAGTAATTACTAATGAAGTGGTGCAACCTGTAATAAATAATGTAGGTGGTGGTAGACCCACTGTGGTTCATACAAAACCTTCACCCATGCTGACACAATAACCCATGGCAGAAACTGTAACCAAAAAGGTGCGTAAGGCAAAACTTTATAAGATGATCTCTTTTAAAGGGTCATCGGGGTCGTCTAGTAAGCAATTTACACCTCTCACTGCTGCTGCAGCAATGGGAGAGGTGCAACAAGGTGTAAAGACTTTATTATCTGGCATAAACTCTATTGGTGCCACTCTTAATAGTGTATCACTTACTGTTGCAACTCTCTCAGAGGCATTAAGTAAGTCTATCAATACTCAGATTAAGAATGCTGATAAGATTATTAAGTATGAAGATAAGATAGCTAAAAAGGAAGAGAAGCGACAAAAAGACGAGATAACACGTAGAAAGAAGGAAGAGGCAAGAAAGAAAAGAGATCGGGGAGAAGAGGATTCTGAAAAAGGAAAACCTGGACTTTTCAGTAAGATCAGGAAGGAATTTAAAGAGAATACTAAGAAAGCATTTGGTGGATTATTTGGAGCACTGGCAAGAATTGCTGGGATGTTTCTCAAATTCTTTGTTATTTTTGGCATCCTTAATTGGATGGAGAAAAATCCTGAGAAGATGGCAAAACTTGCCAAAGGACTCGCATCTTTGGGCAAGTTCGTCTACAAGGTTGCCAGCTTTCTCGTCGGATCCGCGTTCGATGGACTCATTAAATTCCTTGAGAATCCTATTAGTCTAAACGGACTGTTTGGAGCAATACAATTTCTATTATCTGCAGCACCATTATTTGTTGGTATTGCATTTCTTAAGAATCCTTTATCGACTGTAAAAGCACTGACATGGGTGCTTGCTACAGTTGGCAAAGGCATAATGAATATGTTTAAGGCAGGGAAACTTGCTGGAAAACTAAAAACATTTGCAAAGGGCAAATTTGCTAAAGCTGCTGGAGTTATTGGAGCAGGTACTCTTGCTGCAGGAATTGTTGCATCAACTGGTGGATCCAGTGCTGAGGCAATTGGAGCAGGTGTAGGTGCTGGTGCTGGTGCTGCTATTGGTGGTGCCATTGGAGGTCCTCTAGGGGGTGCTGCTGGTGCTGCAGCAGGTGGATTGATAGGTAAAGGTATCGGAGGTATGCTAGAGCCTCTTACTGAGCCTATTGGTAAATTCTTCGGCATGATTGGAGATGTATTTAATACAGTAATGGCTCCAATCAAAGATACCTTTACTGAGTTCTTTGAAGCAGTTGGTGGATTTATGAATGGCATTTTGGATGCCATCGAACCACATCTACCATTGATCACAAAGATACTAGGTTTTGGTGTCAAAGCGATGTTCATGCCGCTCTTTTTGGGCATGAAAGCACTGACTGAGGTGCTCAAATTCTTCACACCTAAGAAAGGTAAATCTAAGTCATCTGTTGAGGGTAAATCAGCAGGTGGTCCTGTAAAGACTACTATTTTACCGTCGTTTGCTGCTGGTGGGATTGCTCCCTTAGTTAGTAAAGAAGAAAAGTTTTACGATGCGATGATTGATGTATTGTCTTCCAATCAGGGCATTATTGCTAATCTAAAATATATTGGTGGATTTATTGCTAAGTTGGTGACAAATCCATTAGGTGCCGCGAAGGATGCATTAAGTGCAGCATGGAATTGGGGTAAAAATTTATTAGGATTCTCTGAAGGTGGAGCACTTCAAGTGCCAAGAGCATCTGGTGGTGGAGTGCCAAAAGCATCTGGTGGTGGTTGGATATCTGGTCCACAATCTGGATACCCTGTCTCCTTAGATGGTGGACGTAATGTATCATTTATTGGACATGGCACTGAGTGGGTAGGATATAAGGGATATTCTCAAGGTGGTGCATTTGTTGTACCGTTTGATACTCCCGCAACTAGAAAGAATAAAGGTCTCACTAGTAATAGAATGCGTCAAGCATCTGCTGGTGGTTATGCTATGCCAAAATTCTCTATGGGTGGTGCAATAAAACCAACCATAAAGGGATATGCTGAAGGTGGCAAAATTGACTTTAGTCCCTCAGAGTATAATAAGGATACTATCAACTCAGACAGGATCACACACGACGACAAAGGATATATCCTCAGATACGCTGAGAAAAATGGTGATGTCACTGTCAAGCAGATGAATAAAATTGTCAGTGATAATTTCTTTAAACCTGATGATCTCACAGGAGTAAAACCTGGATCTGCAGAATTTAAAGCAGTTACAGAATCTACTGGATTTAAGTCATATCTTAAGAAGAAACATGGCAAATTTACGGGAAGTAACTCTCGTGGAAAAGGAGGTAGTTTTAAGTATGATCTGAAATCAATCAAGATTGATGATAATGCAAATGTTGCACATGCATATAATCAATCTTTCCAAGCAAACTATAATTATAACAAGAGTAAAGGATATTCTGAGGATCAATCTAAGGATATGGCAGCAGGTGCTGCTAGACAGTTTGCAATGCCTAGTAAGGATGGCACACTGTCAGCACTTCCAGGCGCTAAGGATAAAGAAGGGAATCCAATTGCGGGTGCTTTAGAAGACAAGTCACTTAGAGATATAACTATAAAGGATCCACCAAAGGATGGAGAAGAAAAGAAAAGTGCCATGGATCAGGGCATGGAGTCCCTGACTGAGTTGTTTAATAGACTTGGCACAACGATGGCAGATACTGGCAAGAGTTTAAATGAAGGAAAACTCAAGCAGGAAGAAACTAAAGCTAAGAAGAAGATGTCTGCCCAAGATGTCAAACAGATATCTACATCTGCCACATTACCCGCAATACCTGCGGGTAGCAGTGGGGAATCTTCTATGCCTATAGTAATGCCAGGACCAGATCAAATGCAAGCGGATCCTTATCTTATGAGTAAATTCGGTCTGGTTGCAGACTTCAATAACGACATGGTTGACTTAATGTAAAATGGCAAATCGAAGATCTAGACAGTACGAATTAAAGAAAATTGAGTTGGAAGTAGTCAACTCAGGAGGTGGATCCAATGCGTACGATATTAAAGATATCGTAGCAGATTTTGAATACATCGAATCTATTGAGTCCCCATTTGTCCGTTGTGATTTTACTATTGTTGACTCTGTAGACTTTAACAAGACTCTGCAGGGTGGAGAGATTATCAACATTGATATTGTTACTGACAGTGCAAAAGGCAAACACCTGAAGATGAAACTTAAGGTGTTTAAGATCGGTAGTATTATTAAGTCTGAGCGTGGTCAGATGTATATCTTACATTGTGCATCACCTGAAATCTATAAGAATGAGATGAGCAAAGTTTTTAAATCATTTGGTCCAATGGGTGGTGGAGCAAAAAATATTAGCAACATACCTAAACACTTGTGTGAAAAGTATTGGGGTGATGATGCTAAGAGTAGAATAAAAGGTAATAATTTTGAATCTCATAGCACCATTAACTTTATCTCACCTAATTGGAAAGTCACAGATGCTATATCATATCTCTCAGATAAAGTCGTAAGACAGAAAGGTGGTAAGTCATCTACAAAACAATCTGGATATCTTTTCTTTGAGAATAGAGATGGATATGTATTTTACTCAGTTGATGGACTGTGTGAGGGTGCAATTAAAGGAGCAGAGAATTTTACATACATCTTGCAACAGCAAGGTGCAGATCCTGCAGATGATGGAATGTATTCCATTGAAAGTGTGCAGTATCCAGATAAAGCGGATCACCTTAGAAACATGAGACTGGGCACATATAAGTCCATGTTGATTGGTATATCATTACCCATACCGACAAATTCTAAACTTACCAACTCTGGCAATAATGATAAGAGGGGATCTATAACTCAACCTAAAATTATTGATTTTAATCAGGTTTTTGGAATGGCAAGTACCATTGAAAAGACACCACCGTATGAAGTTCCTGCAGATATTAGAGATGCTGGACCTACCAGGATGCACATTAGAGCATTGCCTGATATGAAAAATCAACGTGGAAGTGGACCAGCAAATGCAGGAACAACATCTAATGAAGATACATCACAAGTAGGTCTTTATGCATCTGCCAGATATAGTTTGCTTAAGTCTGTACAGTTAACAATCGTTGTTCCTGGTAACACTGCATTGATGGCAGGGCAGTTAATTAAAGTGCGTATTCCTGCATCGGAGCAATCTTCTGGCAATAATGCAAAGGTTAAAGAGGATCGAAAGTATAGCGGCAAATACATTATAGCAGCAGTTAGTCACACATATAAGAGGGAAGGTTTAACGTCGAAACTCACACTTATGAGGGACTCTATCAAGAAGGCATCATACTAAAATGATAAATATCATTGTTAATGCTTGAATGATACCATGGAAAGTATCGAAAAACATATTGAAACTGACAAGAATATTCTTGACAATGCTAATATCTCTCCACAGCAACGCCGTCATATTGAAAGCGAGTTGCATGAGTTAGAAGATTATGCAGAGCATCATAAGAAAGAGATTGCGGCAGGTGATCACCATGATCCTACTTACCTAGAATTATTCTGTGATGCTAACCCATCAGAACCAGAATGTCTAGTCTACGAAGATTGACTTGACAAGTATACAATAATTTATTATAATCAACCATGTAGGGTTGCAATGAATAGCTTTGAAGAACTGATACAGGGTCATTACAGGAATCAAAGGCAAGCGATGTCTAATCCTGCTAAATGGCCTCAAATAGATATACGAATTGAGGTTATTGGAGATCATTTACTAGAAGTAAAATCTTGGTATAAGTATCTAAGTGAAAAAACTCCATACATACATCGACATACTAAGTGGGAATATCTCAGTCCAACTGTAGTTAGTTTTAGTGAGTCTCAAAATCTTTTATATCCTGAAGTTGGATCATGTCCTTATATTTGGACATGGGATGGTGAGTGGTGGAATGGCACTACTAAAGGAGAATGTATTAGTAAAGGTGCTAGAGTAATATCTAATACTAGATTTAGTGGTAAAGAATATAGATCATTAGATACTGGATACGATTTAGAAACTAAAGAATTCAAGTGGGGCAAGTTGCCTACTGATGGTGAATTTGAATTTGTAGAAATCTGATAAATAATCACACGGTAATTTAAACAAAATGAGAGAGCGGACTGATTACTTAGGAAGAGATGGTTACACTTGGTGGGTGGGAGAAGTTGAAGATATTAGTGACCCCTCACAACTAGGTAGAGTTCGTGTACGTATTCTTGGATGGTATACGGGACATAAAGAAAAGCAAGATTATGTGAAGGAAATACCCACAGATGTCCTTCCATGGGCAATGTGTCTACTTCCCAATAGTCAAGCAGGCACTAAAAACACTGGACAAACTACAGGACTACAACCTGGGGCATGGGTATTAGGATTCTTCCTTGATGGTGACGAGGCACAATTGCCAGTGGTGCTTGGAAACTTCCGTGGATTCCAACAGGAGGCACCAGATAAGAAGACTACAGTTGCTGCATCTAAAGATGCTGAAAAGAATGCACCTGCTAATGCTAAACAAGTAGATACTCCTACAGGTCAAGAGAAAAGGGATGGAAATCCTTTTGTTAAAGATCAAAATACTACACCTACTAATGAATCGGGTGGTACCGATGAATCAAGAGGCGCTATACCTATTCTTGCGTCTGAAAGTCCAGGCAATGCGGTAACCAATCCGATGAAACCGCCTGTTGATAAACAGTCAATTGGTGATGGTGTTGCTGGATCTGCTGGTGAAGGATTTGAGACTGACCTAAGAAGAATGCTCACCGAGTTGGGCACGATGGCAGCAACATTAGGATCAGGTCCAGGTGGATTTGTATCACTAATTACAGGTAATAGAATTGCAGGCGATAAAGTTTTAGAGCATCTAGGTAAGATTGCAAACTTTTTATCGGGTGGTATTGCTGCTATTTTGGCACCATTGAAAGAAATGATGGCACAGGCAATTGCTGAAGGTATTAATTTACTTGTAATAACAATTTCCAGTTTCATTCCATTAGGTATTATCAATACAATTCTTAGTTTTCTTGATCAGATCTTTGCTATTTTCTGTGCAGAGAAACCAGAGTGGTTAAGTATAGTGCAGGGGGCACTATCAGA